TCACAGCCGCCTGAACAGCACCGGACTTGATAGCAGCAATCGCAGCATCGTTTGAGTCAACAGGAACAATTGTCCACTTCACCTGGCCCTGACCTTGCAGAACTTGGGCAGTAATCACCGAGCCGCCAGCAGCAGCAACCTTGTAGCCTGCCAAGTCTTCGACATTGGTAAACACAATGTCTTGCTTACCCATGCCAATCATGTTGCCCGACGTCTTTAGTCCGGATGCAACAGGAGCAACCACGTGGACCGATTCCTTGTTGAAGGCAACCAGTGTCTTGATATTGCCCAGATCGCGTCCTTGTGCAGAAGCAAACAGTGCATCAGTTTGCATGAATGCAGCACCGACTTCCTTGCCGGCCAGCTTGTCCAAGTTTTCCAGTGAACCGCTTGACGGCACTTCAATCATTGCCATTTGGTCGCCACACTTTTCGGCAATGTTGGCAAACAGCGCATGGTAGGTTCCCTTGGGACCGCCGGTTGCCACCTTCACTTGTTGAGCTTGAGCAGCAGTCAATGCAAACAGGGAGAGCGCCACTGCGGAAATAAGTTTGAGTTTCATATGTTTCTTTCTGTAAAGTTAGTTGATTTTCAGGGGTTGCAAGCCACCAGTGTCTGCAGGTGCAGTAGGAGCATTATGCCGGCCTGCACCCTTCTCGTCAAGTGCGCCAGTAACCACTGCCAACGCACCAAGGATCGCCAGCACAACGATTGTGCCAAAGATACGGAACTTCATTTATCGACTCACTTTCTGTGTTTGGGTAACCGGTACTTCGAGTACAACAGGTTCGCTATGACCTAATTGTGCAACACCTTGGGCAGGCTTGTCATCCGCTTCCACATCGATTGCAGCAGCAACTTCAAGTTGAGCGAATGCCATATTCATGGATTCAAACACTGCGTCACATGCTGTATCGGCCTTCAACTTCTCGAATGCGTCACCAGTATCCATACCAGCAGCACGGTTGGCTTCAATTGCATCCTTAGACATCTCGTAGTAAGCCTTCATTTCCTCAAGCTTCATGTCACCATCCTCTAGTGATTGCCTTGCATCACCAAGAGCTTTCTTCTTGCGTTCGACCAAATCGGTCATTCGTGCAAGTTGTGCCTCGAATTCGGCGGCTCGGGCGGGATAGCGTTGCTTGAACTTTTCAACCTTCGTTTTGAAGTTGGAGCGTGCAGTAACTGCTTGTTCCACTGCCATCTTGAACTCGTTAAACGCGCCCTTCTTAGCAATCAGCAAGTTGGTAAGCGTCTCAATCGGATTTTCTGCAGCAGCATTGGTAACTGCCTTTACATGCGCCACCTTCTCTGCATCAATCAGCCGATATTTCCAGTTTGCAACCTTGAGTGCAAATACAGGAGCAAGTTGCACCAGCGTAAATCCGACGGCTGCTGCAACACCAAGGCCGATGAGGCCGCCGATTGACAGCATGATAAACGGGGCAACAAGCAGGCCGACTACCGCCAGGGCGCCGAGCTTGATCCATCCACCAAACTTTTCTTTCTTTTGTTCAATTTCCGTGATAAGTGCGTTGTCCACTTGTGTGTCCCTTTCTGTGTTAGACATCTAAACTATAACTTATTGTGCGACCTCTCGCAACCTACTCCTTACGAGTCTTCTCGTAACGATTATATACCTTATCCCATTGTTCTTTCAGAAGAACATATGCAATAGGTGCGCAGATTGCGAAGCCAATTGTGTACGCTATTCCAAATAATATCCAGCTGTTAGCAAGGAGGGAAAATATAACAGCAAAAAAGAAATACATTCCCGCGACCGGAAACCAATTCTCGATAATGTCTGTTCTGTTTGTTTTGACAAACCAGGTAATAAAATCCATATTGTTCTTTCAAAATAGAGGTAAGTGACCGGTTACCTTATCAATAACTTCTGCATTACCGGGACCAATGCCAACCGCAGTTAGCGTAGGCACGCCATTGAATTCAGTCAGCCCTGCATCCTTAATCAGTGCGGCAGGCAAGCCCGCGCCAAGTGCTTGTTTGTAGAGATCAACCAATTCCTGGTCGGTTTCGACATATAGTGCTATCTTGGCAAACCTACCTGTAATCCATTCTTTCACAAACGGATCATTAAGTGGAATAACCAGATTATCATTCACCACAGTCCCGAGACTAAAAATAGCCCCTACAGAAGCATGTGCTCCTTGAGCGACATATTTCCCGGTACGCATATTGCGATCCTTGGGGAACTTCTTCATTACAATAACTTGTTTAGCGGCCATCTTCATAATCCCATCTTAATATACATGCCAAAAAATCCGCATCATCCCTAAACATAACATAGTTGAATTGCCACGAATCAATGTCATCCATTACAGCACCGTATTTTTGCAATGCAGCGATAATGGCATTACTCCACTCCGGGTCCTGCTGCGGCAAATCTTTTGTTGCTTCAGTCACAAGATTTCTCCACCATGCTGGGCATGTGGAGAAATCTCCGAAACTGGTGAAGTCAATCTTCACCATGCTCCTTGCCTTAGCTCAGAGCAGCGACAGCCGAGTCGTAGATCCTGTGGTAGATGCCACGGAAGACCTTGGTAATCAGCGTCTGGATGGCAGTGATGAAATCACCGATCATGTTTTCCACGAAGCTGAAGGGCCAGATCAGGATCCACGCAGTAATGGTACCGAGCATTTCCTTCGGGTGCAGGCGGCGCAGGGCGCGTTCCTTTTCCGATTGCGATGCTTGCCGGTATTCCTCAACCACATTTGCCGCATGACGCTTGTATCGCCAGAAGCTCCACACCAGGCCGATCACAATGTATGCGGCTGCACCAATTGCGATAGTCAGAAGCGAGACGCTGAAGAAGAAATAAGCGACAGCAGCGGTAACAATTGCAGAGAACACAGACCAGCCACGGGCACCGTTGTGTTCAAACAAGATACCAAGCACAAACAGGCCGATAAGGATCAGAAGACCCCAGGCGCCAATGACGCCAAGTGCAAAGCCTGCTGCACTTGCGAAAAAGCCTGTTGATGCGGCTCCCGATGTAGTGGTTGCTACGGCACCGACGGTTGCCGCGGATGCTGCAAGTCCAGCGGTGACTGGTTCAGCCATGATAGTTTAGTCCTTCAATGTGTGTTTACTTACTTGCCCACTATGGGCGTCTTGCAAGTCATAATGTAGTGTAGTTGCCTATCTTATGCAACTGGTTTAAAATGCGCTCTTATACATAGCAGAGGTTGCTACGAAGCCGCGCTTCCAGTCCCACTCGTCAAGAACGAGTTGGTTGAATACATCTTCTTCGACTTCAATGATTTCTTCGACCGAAAGTTCAAGCATGCGAATGGCGCGTGCATAGCTTGACTCATATGACTGAGGAGCCTGTGGCATGGCCTTCATCTTCTTGAATTCATTCAAGTCACCAGTCTTGGCCAACTTTGCATTGGCTTGGGCGATCTGTAATACAAGTGCCTTGTAATCAAGAACGGCTTCCTCGGCTTCGGCCATGTGCTTGATCTTGTTTTCACGGACAATGGCGAGAAGTTGCTCGCGATTCATTTTGATTGCGTTCATAACATTCCTATGGATATTTTGCATGATTTTACTTGGTTAAATGGAGGACGGGTGGGTATTCGAAACCCATGCGAGGATCACTCACACGACTATCTTTCCAGGATAGCTCAGCACGCCTGTCTGATTACCGCGTCCGTGTTTGTCAAGTATATAGGAATATTACTTAAATGTCAATGTTTTGCCATGGCTCGGGAAACATCATTTGAAATATCTTTTAGCACTGTTCCGAGAAGAATCCTATCGGCATCTGTCGGCTCCTTGCTAAGGAAAATAGTTACCATGCCATCGAATGCACCATATGATGGCGGAATTGCAACTCCACATGCTGATGTGATAGTCGACATGGAAGCAGGGACAAACTTAGAACCAATCAAATCAGTCCAGGGTGAACAATCGTATTGATGATTTATCAAGCGAACAATCCGATTGTTGATCTTATCATCACCCTTTACAAACAAAGGCTGTGCAGGTGTCACCGTCTTATTCTGAAAGAAATCCGTAAACAATTTTCTAGTTTCGGGATCAGCTATATAAGAATAGATTATATGCCGTTCATTAGTTTGGATATCTGCCCTAATAATCATTATTCCCACAAAATTTGGAATGCGGGCAACATCTGTTATGATATCATCTGTTGTTTCTTTGTCTAGTACAATTTCGCTATGCTTAAATCCGTAGTAGGACACCGATACGACCGACCAGAATAATAAGAATAAAATTACAATCGAATATATAATGTAGTGTGATCTATTATCAGCCATGCCACCTTATCCTAATAGTGCGGCGACAAGAAGATATTCCTCAACAAGTTCTATGTCTTGGTTTATCTTAATAAGAAGTTCTTCTGCACGGTGACTTCTTCCTCTGCGCGATTCTATTTCAGCTATAGATAATTGTGTTATTTCAGAATGAATATTATTAATCATTCTTAATACATCCTTACTATAGCCAAGTCCTTTTGCTCGGTGTCTAAGTGTGTCTTGTAAGGTATTCCATTCGAGACTATTTGTAATCATTTTAATTCTTTATCGTAAATTAAAATAGCAAGATTTCTTGTTAGAACTCTAATCTGATCTACTTCTTCCGGAATTGGTTCTCTTTTTGTGAAGATACTAACAACACCGATTATTTTTCCATAATATGGAGGGACACCATTAGCACAGACTGTGTCTATGTAATTTCTGGTGTCAGGTAAATCCACACTCCCTATAGTGTTAATATATTTATGACAAACAAATTCGCCATTGATAAGTTCTATAATTCTTTTATTATGTTCTGGATTATTTGTGAACAATGGTTGTTCGAGATTTTCCATATTGTATCTATTATACACATTGGTTAGATCTTTGTCTGGCGAATATGAAAAGATCACATATCTGCTGTTTGTCTTAAAATTTATGACATTAACGGCGACAGCAACCACTAGGTCATTCTTACCTATGGCTGCCTTTAATTCTTCTGTTGTTTTAGCTGATAGTTTCTTTAACGGAATGTTATGTTCTTGCTGCGAAAATATATACCTTACAAGATCTTCCCTTGTCTCGTATGTAATCCATGCCAATGCCATAACTAGAAATAACACTACTAGTTGAGCTATCTTCATCCATGTCAGCGATGCCATGAATGCTTTAAGAGTGTTTAGTTTGCTTACAAGCCCCGACATATGCCTCCATTGATCAATGTGTGCTGCCACACATAGCATATATTTATCGGGTAAATTGGAAATACTTAGTAGGGATTTATCCTACAATAGTAGTAAGTTGGTGCGGATAAGAGGACTCGAACCTCCACGCCTTTCGGCACCAGCACCTCAAGCTGGCGTGACTACCAATTCCACCATATCCGCAATAAGAACAGTTACACGCATGTTCGGGCCGCGCCCTTTAGGGCATTTTAATTGGTTGCAGTGCCGTGGAATCGAACCACGCTCTTTTCTGGCTTATGAGACCTGACGAGACTACCAGCCGCCCGCCTGCTATTGTTTATTGATAGTTTCGGATATCACCCTGACCCGTTTACCGGTGGTCGACCCCGTGAATTGTTCTTGACAATGATAGATTCTGGTATATCAACCGCTTATTCACAGCTTCAGTTCGTTTCTCCGAAAACACTACATAGTGAACCCCAAAAAAACATAGTAATAATAGATAACGCATATCAGCGGAGCAAAAGCCCTAATATATTGGTAGATTGTATACCAACAGTGCTGTTAACACTTTCATAAAATTTGGTTGCGAACGGTTGGATTTGAACCAACGATCTCTAGGTTATGAGCCTAGCGGGTTACCGAGCTTCCCCACGCCGCGTCTGATCATTTATTTATCTTTGGTGCCCCTGGTAGGAATCGAACCTACGAATGCTCCATACCAAGAAGCCAGTTTACCATTAGCTTACAAGGGCAAAATCGGAATAGACATATAACATTATTTATATAATATTATAATAGGGTCCGGGTTATATATTCTATTTTAAGATATATCTATCCGCGACATATTCCTTAGTAAAAATGCTGGTAAGGATAATGAAATTAATTTAATATTATCCGAGGCTCGGTGGGTATATAGTAAATGACCCAAATCCTATGATTGTACCGAACATACCAGGCTGAACTTACTCAGGTGCAACGGCTCCGCGGCCCTTGCCCTTATTATCTCCATTGTCCTTTGACTTCAATGCAGCACGACGAGCAGACTCTTCGCACAGTTGCGCATCGATCATTGCACGTTTCCATGCACTCTTTTGTTCCGAAGTGCCCTTCATCATTGTGATCATTGTCTTGATCTGCGGGGCCATACGATAGTTTTTATCAGGTGTCATTTTTTGTCGGTGCCTTTGGCTGATTTTTTAGATATTGTCTAATTGAGAATACTTGTCTTTTTAGTTCGGATGCTTCTTTAAGCGCCTTGTCGGCTGTCTGCTGTGCTTGTCCAACTAAATGTAAGTTTACTACCTTTGCCTTAGATTCCGCAACCTTCGGTTTTGCCATTGCTCTGTCCGAAAGAAAAATGCGAACCTCTCCATCCTTTGGATACCAAACTACATTTTCAACAAAGAAGATTTCTTCAAAAAAGACCATCTCGCCAACACGCGGTGCATTATCGGTTTCGCTTTCGAATACCTGTTCTTCGTCAAAAATGTATTTTAGTTTCATTTCTTATTTAGTATCTTATCTCGTCTTTTGTATATAGCAGCATTCGAGATTCCTAGTTTATCCTCTAATTCGGTAATGCTATGATTTTTTAATAATTCAATTAAATCAATATTATTCCAATCGACCTTACGACGATTTGTGGCAGCACATTTATGACTACAAAATTTAAACGTCTGTGGTTTTTCTTTACCACAGATACAAAAATTATATTCTGTTTCTATCTTATAATCTGCGAAAGATTCATCAAATATAAAATAAATTTCCGGTATAGTCCTAATACCTGCATGTATTTCAGCATGGCAATTATGGCATACCAGAATACACTTTCTTAACTCCTCAACAATTAGATTCCATTTTTGAGGATTTGCCCTTGTATCTGCAAATGTTAAATCTTTTCTTTTTGGATCAATATGATGAAATGCCAAAGAATTATTACATGTATTATAACCACAACACTGACATTTACTACCCATTGCCTTTACCATTCTGTCTTTGGTATTAGCTCTCCATCTTTTTACAGCTTCACTACTTTTTGACATTATGGCTCCGCACCTAGGAGTTGAACCTAGCTTGAGAATGATTAACAGTCATTTGCCTTACACCACGCCGGCCCGTGCGGAATAATCTATCAAAAACCAATCTTCTGCGAAGATTGCCTTGTCTGCTGTAAGATAGCATCTAATACCCTGTTTGGGGTACCAATGATATTATCGTACATTTTTTCACTTATATCCTTACCACAATTGGTAACAAAATTCCTATATTTAACTTCTTGCTGAACAACCTTTTGATATTCGAGTATCGCATACCATTCGGCTTGTTGTAATGGCATTTCTTCTTCTGGAATTATAGTTGTTGTGTATCGTTTATGTTCGTCTGACAGGAAAAATACCAAGCTATTCAGTTGTTCGCAGGTTAACAATTTGCATTGTTTCCGGAGTATATCTAAGTTTTCTGCTGTCGGTAAAGGCAGATAATCTGAATAATCTCTACTAAGTCTAATAGACATGCGTGTCCTTAATCACTTATATCACTTACATCATAATCCAACTTGGCGTTACAATGTACACAATTATAGACTGCGGTATAATCGTCTTCTTCTACTGCGTTAAATTCTTCATACGCATGATCACATCCTTCATTTCCACCAGTAACGGACCAAATAAAGGACCATTGGTCGCCACTAAGTTCATTTAGTTTTCTAATCATGTTATGTGTTTTGGTGGACCTGAGGAGAATCGAACTCCTATAAATAGCTTGCAAAGCTACCGTAATCCCATTATACTACAGGCCCAAATTTTTCAATTATCGCTCTATCTATAAGCGGTTGTACTTCATGTCTCCACTTACTATGTAACATTTCATGATGGTTTGGGCATAAAGGTATTAGGTTTCGATAAGAATTATTTTCTTTACTCTCATCAATGTGATGTACCGCTACTACCTTATCAAATCCGCACAATGCACATTTTTCGTCCCAATGCCTAAAAGCAATAGTTCGATAATGTGTTGCATTATCATCCCACCATTCCTGCCTATTATTAGCACAACTTCTTTTACAAAATTGTGCCTTTTCGTAGGCTTTTGTATCTAGTCTTCCTTCAAAGATAAATTCTGATCCACAACATTTACAAATCTTCTTATGTTGCAAAACCGGACCATACAATCTATCTAACTTTTCAGATTGTTTTCTTTTATAATTCTCGGTGTTATACTTGCCATTATTCATCACATATTTATGCAATTACTCTGTGCTCTTATTGAGCTACACCCCCGTTGTTTATAACAGTGTACTTATTTATCTCTGTATAGTCGACCAACCAGTTTTTTGTGTCACAAGTGGTGCAAGAACTTTCCTTGCAAATTCTTTATAACCCGGTTTGGTCGGATGACAGTTATCTTTTTCTGACCCGAATAATCCCGGCCCGTTTTCTATACACCAGTCTGCCAGGCCACCAGTGCTGCATCTCTCTGTATCATTAAACCACCAATTTGAAAAGTCAATCTGGTTATACAAATACCTTAACTCAGGATAACAATCGATTCGCTTCATTAGAGTAGAATAATCGCAGTGGTTAAACTGATTACCGTCGTATGTCTGCCCTACTATGAAAAACTTATCAAACGAAGTGTCATGAAAAATATCTTGCCAGGACAACATCAAGTAATTTGTGTTCGATAACTTACAATAATTCTGAAGTGCAATTATATTCTGTAATGTATAATCAAATGCTGCAAAATTATTATGAAAATATGTATAGTATTTTCCGGCAAATTCTTCAAACACATATTCAGATTCTGAGTTTTTATCGAGATTTGTCATGCTCAATAATCCAGTCATTCTGTCGGGGTCGTACCTGCTGTCACCCTCGATAATATGATTATACCATTTATATTGTCTGTAACTAAATCCTTCTGTAAAAAATACAGGATCAGCAAAATCCAAAAAATCTAATTTTTTATGAAATTTATTAGAATGCTTGTCTACAAACAAATCTTGCCTATCAACACTAGTAAACATAGGCATTACAAATAAATTTTCTCTTGGATGATCTTTGAGTTGCTCCAGGGCGTAAATAAGGCTTTGTGCTATCCATTTATTAGATCTGCCGCCTTCACCAAGGTTAATAAGCTGAACATTCTTAAAGTGTGCATTCAAATGCGCAAACATAACAGAATACGAACAACCGCTTGTAAGTATTATTTTTGTATCTTTTGCTATTGTCGATAAGTCCATACTTTATTTATCAGCACCGTTCGCCGGTTTTGAGATTAAAATGCTCCATTCTAGTAAGTTCAACCCAATTATGGTCGGGTTCCCAATTAGACATATTAATGCACTGTCTTAGTGTCATTTGAGTGGGTAATTCCCAGTAACCAAATTTTTCTGTAATAAGTAATTCTTTTTCAGGAATGCCTGCAAGCTCGATATACCGTAATTTCCAGGTTGAGTCATCGCCCCAGATACAGCCGCATACAAAAGCAAAATTACAGAACTGTGTTTCTACAAATTTAGGCTTATCCCAATCGGCAACAAACGCTTCCATGCTCGTATAATCGTTGTCCATCTGATATACATCAAACTCATGTTTTTCTTCATTTACGCTATACGAGTCAATGGATTTATTATAGCGCGGAATATAATATTCAACAGGGCAAAACCCTCCCATTGCAGGATGTTCGCCACACCAATCTTCGATCCTATCTTCGTGAAGTTTCATTACACGAGTAGTGGTATAATCAGCACTGTAGAGTGCATACCATTCATTACCGACTTGAAACGGATAAAATGTCATTATGGCGTAACTGGCATAGTTACGAATATATTCACCGATCAAAACTTCATCCCGCCAAATGGCGATTTTAGCCGAATCCCACGCACCTGGCTCATTTGGGATATTTTCGGCCGTAACAATAAACGGTGTGCCTACAAATTTCTTAGTGTGGATTTTCATAAAAATTAGGTGGATGTTTTGCTAACCGGTCATAAAGTTACCTGCACGGCTCAAACGGTTTTCAACAAGATAAATCAATATCAAGATACTTAGCCAAACCTTGCCGCACGCCCTATGGGTTTTCTCCTATGCCATAGTTCTTTGCGCATTTTCCCAACATCCGGGAGGTGATATAGTAAGACAGGAATATCAGCAGTTTGCCTCCTTATCACTGAGGGACTACATATACCACCGGCATATCACTTTCTTCGCTGCCCGTTACCTAGAAAATGTGCTATAGGTGGTAAACCCAGTTTAGTTATGTCACTTTTACATGCCCCCAAAGCATGACCCAAACCGTGCGCGCCGAAATGGGATCTTTATCATAACCTACAAGTCTAATGCGAGACTTGACATGTATTTCATGACATGTAACAGTTCACGCGCGCTAAGGCCGGTGTGCACCGCCTATTATCCTCAGGCAGAGTATTGAGGCACGTTTAGTGTACCATCCTCAAGACTGTTTATGTGGAGGCTTTACAATTCTTCCACAGATAGGGCAAACCTTCTGATCTGCCCAGTTTTCTTTGCCGCATTGGCATTTATATTTTATCATGTTATGGTCAGGGATGAGGGATTCGAACTCTCGATAATTGCTCCCAAAGCAATCGTGTTACCAGGCTACACTAAACCCTGAAATCTTCTATCTACTATTTATATCGTTGTTCGCTTTCACGACTAGAATCATGTAATACAAGAATGCTATTGCCCATGTACTCCACCACGGAATACCCAACAACCAGGCCGACAGCAATCCTACACCACTAACTACAGAGATGAAAACAACAAAAATAACAAATGTCCCTAATACAACACCCGAATCCTTGTCTGCAACTCCAAAGAAGTCACATACAGCATTCGCTATCTTGTCTAGCACATTACCGATAAATTTCATTTCTGTTCCTAAATTATAGCTTGTTCGGGAATTTTCCAATTATCCCTCCCTAACGGTTCGGCCCCCGGTATGTTTTACTATCCATGGATAGAAAGTGTTCCTACTCACTGACATTTAGGCTGTAAATGTATTCCAAACAGATCGGGTGGGTTAGGCAGAGAACCGAATACTGCCGCCGTATTTTAGGGATAACACAACAAGAACCCACTGCGTCGTAACCCTACGCAGCTCGGGGGCATATCTTACACAATATGCCAGTGTGTGGAATTTGTGTTTCGCTTGGTGTTTTCGACGTACCTCACTAACGCTTCAACTCGCGTACTAAATTTTAACTCCGGAATAGTAAAACCGCTGTGATGTCAAAGACTCCCGCCTTGTTGTTTCTTATTACGAGTTGAACAACAATCCTCGGACCGGATTTTACATCTGCGGACTTGATGCGAACTGGACTGGCTCAGGGTTTGCACTCCCTTACTGTTATCCGTCACACAGCCCAAACGGGTCTTGTGAAACGCGCCAAGTTTTCTGGTGGGCGTTCAGGGTTTCGAACCCCGGACATTTGCGGTGTAAACGCAACGCTCTACCCCTGAGCTAAACGCCCTAAATACTTACTATGCCTCTATTTTACCTTTTAGCATTGCTGCTGTCAAATCTTCTGCAATCGGTTTACCTTTTACCAATTGAATTGCAGTAACACATTCCTGCATCTCTGTCATTTCCCAGGTACAACCTGCCCAATCAAATTGTGCAGTTCCCATACTCATGAATAAATCGTTTTTACCCCAAACTACCATCTGATTATCTACTGCATTCATTATTGCCTGTAGATAAGTTTCGGGAAAACCAATGCATCTAACCTTAGGTTCGTGTTCGTATGGCCAGGACATAATTTGCTTTCAAAAAGTGTTGCAGTTTATCGATATCCCCGGGCTGTGTGGGCGCATCGATTACGCTTATAGGACTTTCACCTATCCCGATATACCGTTACCAGTAGTGACCATTGCTACTGCCAGATAAAACTACAACAAAATATTTATATCAGAATGCTTATTTTCAAATTACAAGTTTGATTTTTAATTGCTGAACGCATTCTTTAAGACTCGTAACTGCGAGGTCAAAAATTATTAAATTAGAGTAACTAAAACCGCTTTTTCACCAAATTGACAATGCTGTAAGTAACTTAGAGTCTCCTGATGTACGCAGAAGATAACTCACAACGCGAGGGCCAATTATTCCCCCAATCCAAACTAATACCTTTTTAGTACAGGGAACAGGTATCATATCTGGGCACTTCGTAATGTCGACCTCAGGCGATACCTGAAATTGTTTTGGGTCAACGACACTACGAAACGTTCTTGGTATCGGCCGGGCCGTACCGGTCACTCTAAACCTTTTTATCCTCTTCTGTCGTATGCTGTGCATGCCATTCATCAATGTCAAATGGCTTCAATATATCAAAATCGTCTTCCTCAAATTGTTCACCAATATAATTCTTGCCATACCAATCAGATATGGCACCTAAAATGTACATTGGAATAGAGAGGAAAAAATCTTTCATTTTATTTGGTGCCCAAGGTGGGCTAACTAAACTATGGTGCCCCCTGGGAGACTCGAACTCCCACGCCTTTCGGTGCTGGAACCTAAATCCAGTGCGTCTACCAATTCCGCCAAAGGGGCAATCTTATTTTTACCGGCATTATTATTACCGATACTTCTGTGTGAATTTAATCTTCTTGCTGTCTCTAAGCCATATTTATCAACTGTGCGTTGCCATATAGACTTATCTGTTCCATTTGCTATCTGGTCTAATCTATTCTCTTTTGCAGTTCCCCAATACAAATGATTTGGATTACTGCATTTTTCATTATTGCATGCATGGCAAACATGTATTTTATGCCCAACCGGTATCGTGGTGTCAAGCTGATGTGCCATTAATCCTTTACAGTAAGAAGATAAACCACCCTTACTCGGACCGCCGCGCTCAATGCATGGATCATCTAATCGAAGATGCTTTTGTCTCTCATCTTTCGATAACAATAAATAATCTTCAATCAATATCACTTGGGCAATGTCTTATTTAGTCTTTTTCGACTTTCTTACTTTCTTTTCTGGAACAACCTTTGTTTGATCAATAGATTCGAACTGTCCAGAACCTTCGCGTTTGATTAGACCCAAAATCTGTTGGGTAAGCACATCCACTGTTTCGCTCGTACGAAGCGGAGCGGTCGCTGTTGTCTTGTTATTTCTCATGTTCGCATTATAACTTATTATTTTATGTTACACAACCTGCGCCAGCTGATGTTGTGTGTACTCGTTGATAAAATTACTTGTCTCTGCTGTATAACGCTTCCACGGGTGTTGCACAAGTTTCTTATCCATTAACTCATTTATGCTGTAGCCAAGTGAAGATAATTCAAATAGAGGCCACGAAACTAAATGTGCTTTATCGTAGTGCCGTTTATTCAATTCCTGCGTGTACAATACGGCTTTTCCGAATGTCCAGTTATCGCTTACCCAACTGACATTTTGCTCCCCGGGGAAGGTATAACCGTATTTTTCGTGCTCTAATTCAAATTCGCTTTTCCAGACCTTACCAGAAAACTTGTTTATGGACAGTGGATAAAAATTCCAATGATACATACCGTTCTTTGCACACCAATCATCTGTTTCTTCGATGTGCTCGGCAAGTTCGCCAGGTAATCCCACTATGAAAGATAGACCCCAAGTAACATCTGTTTTCCACTTATCTTTTAGTTCTAACAAGAACTCTTTACCATGCTTTCCGTTCCAACCCTTGCCAATGGCCATACTTGCTTCGGGATGAAAACTTTCAATACCAAAGAATGAGGACTTCAGCCCGCTATCCTTTAGAGTTTGTATTGTGTTGGGTCGACTCCAAATTAGATCTAATCTATTGTATCCTGTCCACGATAATTCAAAGGGAAGAGACTGGACAATATCTGCCAACGCATTTACTTTTTCTTCACTTTCATTGGCTGTGTCATCAAGCACATAATATTTTGTAGTTCCGAATTCATTATAGTTTCTAATAAACTCTTCTCTTATTAGACTAAAGTCCTTCATGTATGTTCCCTTCTTTTTACCTACTAAGGGATAACTACAAAACCTACATTTGAACTGGCAACCACGACCCATTTCTATAGGTAGCACTTCCGATGGTCTAATATAATCGTCTGCCGAAAATATCGTAGTTGCTGATTTTATATCAAACAGATTTCTAAATCTTAGTTTAGAACTATTATTGTCCATCCATTTAAGAAGTTCGTCTTCTGCATTTCCAGAAAATCTAACCCACACATTCTTAAAGTTTTCGGACTGTGCTTGCGAGCCCACCGACAAGCAATATAGATTCTTATTCTCTAATCTTGCACGGGCAGATAATATCCATTCGGGCTCGCCGGTGTTCCACTTGAAGACATCGCTCCAAAATGTAGAGCTCACTCCTATTGCAAGTGTATCAGTACCTATATGTTTTTCTGTGATAGCAACAAGGTCATCAGTTGACATTAAATGACAGAAGTCAATGACCTTAACTGTATAGCCGTGCTGACGCAACCAGGATGCTAATTGGTAACAGGATAATGTTCTTACAGGAAAACGCTTGTCGTTAAGACAATTCCACAGGATTAGATTGGCCATCCATTATTTAGCCTAAGCCGCTTTCCTGTTCCCGCATTTTGGCAGTTGTATTCGTAATAACAACAAAGCCTTCTTTGATTTCAAATTCAATATCATCGCCTTCTAACCAATTATATTTCTTAATTAGTTCAGGCGGAAAAGGAAGAATAAGCTCACCGTGCTCATCTTCCTCGATAATTACTTCCCAGGATTCGTTCACATGTTACCCTTTAAAATGTCGGCTAAAAGATCCTGTTCATCATATGTTTTCACAATTGTCCCGACGGGAGGAATTTTAGCCCTTATGTATTCTTTCAATCTAAACTCGGCCTGTTCCTGTGTGTCTTCCATGGCAATTTCTGTCCAAAAAGAAAACCAACCAGGATCCTTCTTCTGTACCCTAAAAGGATAGACTGTAGAGGAATTGACAATAATGCGATATTTAGTCATCTCTTTAGAAGTTTATATTCTTTGTGGCGACGACGCGCATAACGAATGGTATACCATGTACCGCTGCGTTTATCTTCTTCATCGTGTAACGGAGCACCAAACAAAAGTTCGGTTTCATTAACAATGCGTTCATCACGCGGAAGATAATCGGCCGGCGCCTTTGGCTGAATAAAGATGGTCGAGAGAATTAGATTTGATAATTAGGCACATAAATTTCCTCTAACTAAGTACCACAATTGGTAAATACAACATGAACTATCATCTACATTACAATAACTTAATCAATAGAGCAAGGCTTCGAGTTCTTGAATGCTATGCAGAAAAGCATCATATAGTTCCGCGATGCCTAAACGGTACAGACGATCCTGCCAATTTAGTGAATCTTACTCCAGAAGAACATTATGTTGCTCATCAACTCCTTATTAAAATGTATCCCGGTGTACCGGGCCTTGTATTCGCAGCGCATATGATGGGTGCCACAAGAAAAGGTAATAAAGTGTACGGATGGCTTAGAAGAAAATATAGCGAGGAGAAAAGTAAATCACTTAAGGGTAAACCACCCAATAATAAAGGTAAAAAATTATCCCCGGAGCGTATAGAACAAATAAGAATTTCAAGCACCGGACGAAAACATACAGACGAAACTAAGGCACAAATGAGTGCTAAAAAGATCGGTAATAAGAATGGAATTAATAGTCCGGGAAATACCGGTATGAAGCACTCAGAGGAGCATAGGCGTAAAATCTCTGAGGCAGGAAAAGGTCGAATAATGTCCGAAGATACTAAGAAAAAGTTATCGGAACAAAGAAAGGGCATTCTGAAACCTAAATCAGAATGCCCTTATTGTGGCTGTTTATTTTCTCCTACCAATATGGTAAGATATCACGGCGATAAGTGTAAATCAAAGTAATTCGAGTGCCGTTCCGCAGTCCGAGCAAAATTTCGCTGTAGCTTTGTTTACCTTGCCACAGGTGCTGCACTTTTGCTTGGATTTTACAGTTACTGGAGCAGCAACTTCTACCTCTCCAGAACGACCAGCCATTCTCAAGATGATTACATGGGATTGGGTCTCTGCGTTGAATCCGTATACTGTTGTAAACTTCTGCTCTACTTTCGAACCCGGTACAGTAATACCTGCTTCGCTTTTAGCAACATCCGACACAGGAACTGATGCGTTTTGCGGAATGGCATTGAAAGATGTTGCAGTTGCACCACCTACACTGTTTACCATGCTGCGAACTGCACCCTTAGCAACAGATGCAGATGCTGCGGATGAATATGAGCCGCCACCGGCTTCACTATTTCCAAGTTTTACATCGCCTAATGAGCCGGATGTCATTCCATAATATGGACCGCCATAGTAATCAGTGGTGTATGTTCTACGGTAATAATCATTCCACCAAACATCCTTATGATGATGAATGGTTGTAGTTACTACAGGGACTTCTTGTTCGAACCAAAATTCAACACGAACAATACCATCATCAACCTTGATACCACGCGGACCATCTTCGATTGCTGCTGTGCGCTCGATAAACTTGAATGCATTGCCTTCATCCATATTTCCGTTGCGGATGAATCTCTTCATTTCTACTTCGGAATTGGCATTGACAATAATCTCTGTCCCGTCTAGAACATCTGTACCATCAATATGAAGTGTAAACTTTACGCGACGGCTATTTAGGTTCTTTACAAGAACACTGAATTCACTACCGAATGGTAGATGAACAAGGTCTGCTGTTTCACGGAGGATTTTGCCGTTGTGTTTGATAGCTACGGCCAGCTGGTTTTTATACATCATGATTTTCCTTTTTACTGCTCACTGACTAAGAGCATATTGGTTAAAGTCAGTTAGGCGTCACATTGTGTGACAAAAGTATTTATCTCGTTGTGAGACTGTACTCAGCAGAAAAGGGCCTTGCGGCCCTTTGTAATTCATTCAAAAATTAGAATGAATATTTCAGTCCTGCGCTAACATAATTACCGTCTGCAAAACTAACGCGATCTTGTCCGCGCTGATAAGCATAATCGGCAACCAGGCTAACAGTCTTGGTTACAGGATAGGATACACCTACTCCTACCACTGCTGAATATCCGTTTACACCGACTGCCGGGTCTGTAAATGCTGCGCCAGCCTTAGCTGCAAATGTAACATTTGCAAATGTGGCCACAGGATACGAACCGACTACGCTATAACGGTTAACATTCACTGTTCCGTCAACAGTACGGTCAAATGCGGCTTCTACGCCAAGCTTACCAAAGTTTTGGCCAACAACAACACCGGCACCGTTTGCACCAGCGCCACGACCAATATGCAAGCCAACATCGGCAGCGGAAGCAACACCTGTCACGGCTGCTAAGATCGCAATAATTGCTAATTTCTTCATATTATTTTCCTCTTGTAATCCGCCCATCTTGAGCGGAACTTTTATTTATAAAGTTTATCTAGTATATGACATTATTCTTGAAATGTCAACCTTGAAATAAAAGTCATAATTATAGGGACCGAAGTCCCTATAAGGTTATTGGGTTACAAGGCTAACCAGCCCCGGAGTATGCTGGGTATTAAGCAGCAAGAGCCATATCGCTGTCAGCAAGAGCTGAAAGGTCAAGGGCTACTGTCTCGAATGTATTTGCGTTTGCATTTACAGAGTTTTGCTTCATTAACGCCGATCGCCTGGCGTGTTGCGTATCATCCTCTCCGCGACCCAATCGAAACCTGGTCGGCCCCATTATTAAGAACATTCGGCAAATGTGCTTAATGGTGGAGCCGGCGGGAATCGAACCCGCGTCTTGAATCCTTTGAATCAGTCCGTATTACAACAATAACTAAAACTATAATATATATTTTTATTTATCACAACCAAAAATTAGGTCTGGTTTAGCAAGATATTCTATAGCATTTTGTAAAATTTCCGGATTATCTCGTGCAAACCCTATCATTAAATTACATTTTCGGCACAGTATTCCGCGTGGTTGCTTAGTTACATGATTATGGTCTGCGTGTGCATCAGTATTATCAAATTTATCTCTGCATATAGCACAACTATTTTCTTGTTGCTTTAATACCAAATTAAATAATTCTACCGAAAATCCAGTACTTTGCAGTCTTGAATATTCTTTTCTACACTCAATACAGATACAATTATTAACCTGCCGTTGGCCTAACAATTCCGGATGTTTCTTACAGATTTGACCGATATAGAATTTATTTCCCGCGATACGAGCGGCCTCCCGAGCAAATCGATATGATTCTCTTATTCCTTTACTTTTTGGCAATATTTTTCTCCTACCACATTAAGTCAAAGTATCCGCGTAAAACCTGCTTTACGCTACCACTTTTTCCTGTAAGGTGATCTTTTACTACATCATCTTGAAAACGATATGTCCTAATCTTGTCGCCGCGCATTCCAGAACCAACTTGCTGTTTTCTTTCAGAATCGAGACTAAATTTCTTCTGTCTGTGATCCTCGCTTTTTAACTGTTCTATTAATGCTGCTTTAGCCTGTTCTAGGCTATTTTGTCGAGAACGACACTGGGCAGTAGCAGTTTGGCCTGTGGGCGTATAAGTGATTCGACACGAATTTTGATGTTTGTTTCTGTGTTGCCCGCCTGCACCTGTACCACTATACCATTCTATCCTAAAGTCTGAATCTTTGTATTCTTTGACCTGTAATTCGGGATCAATGACTGCAACCGTTACGGTGCTAGTATGAACTCTGCCCTTACGCTCTGTTGGAGGGACTCTTTGTATGCGATGGCCGCCGGCCTCGTTTTCTAGATGGTGTAAACTTTGCCCTTCAACTTCTATATAAAGTTCGCCAGGGACATTCTTTACTATTCGATTAAGTCAGCCGACTCGATCAAAATGGCGTTGGTATGCTTGTGCAAGATCTACCGTAAATAGCTTGCTATCTTCTCCGCCTTCTGCTGCGCGGATTTCTAAAATTCTACGCATTATCTTTCTCCTTCTTTATTCGTCTTAATTCGTTTGTCCTATACGCCGATTCTTTCATTCTTTGTCGTGCTTCATCGGATAGCATTCTTTTTCCATTCTTTAATAAAGATTTTCCTACTTTTTTCTTATGTTCTAATAATTCTTTACCGGCAATCGATTGATACATATCAATCATAGAATCTTGAAGATTCTTTTTATATCGACTTATCTCTTCTTCTGTTTTATTATTCCAGGGGTTGGCTTTTTGCCTTCTTATGTCTTTTTCTTCTTCGGTAAGATTTTTCCATATTTCTTTTATCTTCTTACCGTGATCTTCAGTGAATCCTCCCATCAGACCGTCTTCGACAATAAGGTTGGCCCATTCGTCACTCTTTACTATATTGTATTTTTCACTAAACTCTAATGCTGCCTTATTACATTCTTCTAATACTTCATAATGCCCGATTATTTCAGTGGTCACCTTATTGCCGTGTACAGATAGATGATTCAGCCATCTTACACCCGATCCTTTATATCTAAAGGGATCACCTACAGTTTTACCAAAATATTTCAATCCGGTAACATTATGAGTTTTTATGTATAGGTATGTGGGTTTGAACATAATACTATTTATCTAATATAGTGCTACAACCCGTATAAAAAATTTGGTGTCTCATAGCCAGGATTCTGTTTCAACTCTAACATTCATCTTTGCCACAACCCGAACCTATAGGCCGAATGTTCCCAGGTTCTGTTTGTGTTGCTTGCTATATCACGGTGGTAATAACGACCAAGGTCTCCCACTCGCACTCGGCGCAAGTCCTGAACTTCCTCTGTTGCCAGCGTTAGATCGGACACCAAAATAACCATTCCCTCGGCGAGCAGCGTCAGCGAGAACTGTTTGTGTTACTGCGGAGTCGTTGTGGTACAAACGAATAGTTGCGGCTATCGGGCAGGGTGAGACATGGGCTTTCGCCGGTCAACACCTGGGGCCATATCATCCTTTTCTTTATGGCAGCCGATAATTAGATATTCTCCCACAGAGCGACAAACCCTGCTCTTTGCAGACCCGAACTTCCTCTACCATTACAGCAGCGATTGTCCAAGTAATCAAAATCGTAAATTTAGTTGAGATGTTACCGGCAAGCCGACCTACCGCTTTACCTGCGTTTGTTTGCAGCAGGGATGCAGCCCTTACTACCTAGTGCGCTACCACCGTAAATTGGTCTGATAACACCTCAGATCGCTACTTTACTACAAATGGCTACACATCGCAAGGATTCAGAATATAGAGTTACCGCCCGGTACTTCAATGTCAGCAATAATATGAATCCTTGGCTGATCACTGTTGTTTCTTACCATATGCATATCCAAGTTATTAAGTTGGCAAAGATGCCCATACGGCATATGTTCTTTTTCTGTATCTTCGTATCGAGAAAATACAACTTGCTCATTTGTTATTAACGGTATATGAAATCTTGAATATTTTGCAAAATAACTGCCGGGATCGATATGCGAAGAAACATATCCGTTGGGTAGCAGATTTACAATCATTACCCGTCCTAGTGATATCCCGCCTACCTGTTTATATGCCCATTCGGCTAATTATAGCATTGTACATATTTCTGCTTATTAACTACAATATCGGTGCAATCTAAAATCCTAGATGATTCATCGATTGTTTTAGGTGGTGCACCGGTAATTTTATGTGTTCTAAGAGAAATACTTCTACTGGTAGTAAATATATCTCTGGCTCTTTCATCAACAATAGTTTCCCAGCTAATAATCGAAATTTCTTCTAATGCTGCTAAAAGCTTATCATTATCTACAACAGTTATTATCTTTACAAGCATAATAGATTTTATTTTATACAGGAATTTAATGCTGCCAAAAGTTCAACCTCATATCCGAGATGTAACTTCCTATCTACAAGCAATGCGCGTACCTTTTCGTAAATATCCTGATCAATATTTAGTTCATCAAAATTGAAAGACGGTAACTTAGGAACGGCTACTTTACAAGGAACAGCAATAGGAACTTCAACTTTTTGAATAAGTGGAGCCATTACAGGTGCAGGTCCCGATGCGCATGCAGATAATAGCACAGCCAAGGATAATGCCAATAGATTACTTTTTAGCATTTTTGATCTCCATATTGATTAGGGAGTTTGCAGAATCACATTTAGGAACACCGGGCTGTGGAACAAACTTCATTATATCAGTTGCCTGCTGCTTGAATGCATTTGCTGTATTCTGAGCTTTGTTTAGCTCTACTTGATTTGCTTTTACTCTTTCGTCCGCTGCGGACTTAAACTTATCAATCGCGGTATTCTGTTCAGTAATGGCTGCCTGCAGGTTTTTTACAGCCTCTTGCGAAACTTCTAGTTTTGCCGAGATCAGTGCCTTTTCTTGTTGGCAACTTTCGATATTATGTTTCAGGACTTTTACATAAATGCCTGTTCCAGCAAAAGCCGCTAGTAACAACCCGACTAATATCAGGTTTTTATTACCCATCAATAATGTTATAAATCCCATACTCAATATCTCCTATGTATGGGTATTTATCGTTATTATTCCCTATTGATAAGGTTATCACCGTAACGAGTTTTTAACCATTCGAGATTATATTCTGCCCTGGTTCGAAGTGTAGCATAATTCCACGATTCCGGATTAATAAATTGCTGATAGATAGCACGGTGGGTTTCTATACCAATTGATCTATCTTTTTCCTGATCCTTGATTTCGACCAAGCCGGCAAACGAATCTTTCATAAACGGAGAAAGATGCTCAAATATAGCTAGATTTCTATGCAGCAATACGATGCCAGCATCGCTGGGATTGAAGCTCCATTTTAGTTCTATGTTGTGCGCCTTGCACAACAGTTCTATAAATGAAAATCTTTCTTCAAGTACATACTGGTTGTTATGTATATTCTCTAAATTCTTGTTTGCTTCAATCTGAGATAACCATATACTAAGATCTTCTTCGTTTATTAGGTTAGCATATTTTAGGAACTTTGCTGTTCCTTTTCTTGAACTAACGCTGTATGTCTTGCCTGATTTGTTTACATATTCATATCCATCAAATCTCGGAACAGTCATGTATACATATTTCGGGGCGCCGTGATTTTGTATAAATGAATACAAACGCCGTACCATTGCGTGCAATCCAGAACCAACAGTACCCAGCGGTATAAATGGTTGATCTGAGAATTTCTCCTTATGAACTAATGCAGACCATCTAAGATTACTATCGGGAAGGCTTGACATTACATCACATGTTCCTAAAAACAATGCATCTGTTGATTGTAACTTATCTCCACGATACCCTTCTTCTGTTATGGTATGTTTTACAGGCGCATATTGGAGATAGACATCAGAGGTCCATAATCTTAAGTGGCTATCTTCCGTTTCTCCCCAGTATTTTTTCATACAATAAATTCCTTTACTGTGCTGTGCCTATGTCCCAATAATTTTCCGCCAACATAAACAGACACCTTGAATCTCCTATCTCCTGTCTGCTCTGCAGGAGTAATAGTCATAGGAGGCATTGCACCGTCAATAATAATGTTGTTGAACACTGCTGTACATGGAATTTCAAACATAACAAAGATAACTTTATCCTTTGTTGTCATTGGCCCGTAAACCTTTTCAAATCCTTCTTCAATTGCGCCACGGCATACATCAGTTACATGATAGCATACATTAAACGGCGTAACATCATTCTTTACTGCGTCACCGTTTGCATCCTTAACTTCTAAGGAAATATCTGTAGGTGTATATGCAAAGAAAAACACCATATCGTTCTTCTTAAACTGTCCTGTAATATGGCCATCGAGTTTTTCTGTACTAAGCTTAAACTCGCCCTGCGAAAGAAATGGCTTTCTAAATTGTATCTTAAAATCAGCTACATTCCCGAATGTCTTGCTAATAATAGTTAATGCATCGGAGATAACAACTGCATTGTTGAGATAGTTTCTATCTCCGATTGAGAAGAAATTTGCTAACATAATAATCCTTTATAGAATAGGTCTAAACTCTTGTTTTAATGAATACATCTTAATTGTCATTGGCTCTAGAGAAATTTTACAACCCTGCATTTCTGTCCAGTACCTAGTAAAAGAAGACTTGCGTGAAGCAGGTATTACTTCCTCGACCACGGCGGTATATCTATTAAAAATTTCCGAATTTCTTAATAGTCTCTCCCATGCTGCTGCGCGGTTGTTGAAGTAACTTATATACATCTTACAGTAATTACTATTTCTTGACATATTGGCAACAAATTCAAGGACGCCAACTACCATGCTCTTATCGGCAAACGGATGCTTCATTACATAACGAATAGATATAGAACGATCGTGTTTAGAAAATATAACAAAAACACAAACAGATAATACTCCGTACTCATCGAATGCACCGATTACCATAGATAGGGGTTCGTCGTCGCCAAAGTAATACCGATTCAATGTGGGAATCGGTGGACGCAGTGGATCTGCATCAGTGAATTTATCATACAATTCCCTGCACACCATGTAATCACTTTGTGTTAGTATTCTGCAGAGCATAATGATATCCTAATAATTGTAATAACTTTTCGTATGTAATTAATGCTGTTGAAAATGGATATAACTCATTTTCTAAATCATGCTTAATTCTGTTTCTGATTTCCCAATGCTGAGGGGAGAAAAATACACCCGTCTTTTGCCTCCACAGTACATTAAATTCTCGGGCCATCATTGTATTTTTTGTCGATGTTGCAGAAGCCTTTCCTCTATAATTGAAGATAATGTCCTTTATATCTTCGGTGAGAATCATCGAAGCCCAAGATTGCGGTGTATACCTAAAGAAGTCAGAAATTGTCGGTATTCCGGTAATACATTCATACCTGTAGAAAACACCGTCCTCGTCCTCCCGTATTTCATACATCCACTCTAAAAAATCAGTTTCATTTATATTCAGTAAATTCTTATCTGACGAAATGTGAAGCATCTGTATATCGTCGGCTAATACACTAGGTTCAGAAATTTGTTCCATAACATGTAATAATTCTAACATGCCTAGTCTTGGCGATTGATACTTTATACCTAACTCATACAATTTCTTATTACTGTATAATTCCCTAAGATTCAAATCAAAGATTAACGGTTTAACCGAAAGTTCGTTGCATACTCGCATAGCATTTAATGTTTCGTCAGCAAACGGACTGTAATAATGAGTAATAACTATAGGATTTACAGGTATACCTAATTCTACAAAACTACGAAGCATGCATTCGGAATCCATGCCGCCGCTAAAGTACAAATTTAGTTTCGGTGTGTATTTGCCGAACTCTTCATATATTAATTCGCAAGAATGTAATACCTCTTCTCGAAATGTTTTTAGAGGTCTTTTCTCTATAACCTTAGTATCAAAATTTATACTCCACTTATCCGATATATCAGTTCGAATACATTGACTCGAATTTGCGTTGAAACCACAGGTATAATAATTTCTGTGGATCATTATTAGTCCTCATTCTTTATTAAGTTGCCAGGGTATTTTTCTTCTAGCCATTTAAAGTTATTTTCGGCCTGTTCTGCAAGCTGCTTGAAATTCCAGCTGCATGGATTCATAAACATATTGAAGATATTATTATGAGTTTTTAATCCCATGGATCTGTCGGGCATGTCGTCTTCTATGTTTACTAATCCAACAAATGCATCTTTCATAAAGGAAGAAATATTTTCAAATATAGATATATTTCTATGCATAGCAACAATACACGCATCAGATAAATTAAAGGTCCACTGCATTTCTATGCCATAGGCTTTACATAGGGTTTCGATAAATGCAAACCGTTCTTCCAGAATGTATTGATTATTCTGAATATTGTACAACCTTTTGTAATTGCTTACCTGCAGAAGCCAAGTGCTGAATTCCTCATCCGAAAGCATTTCTCTTCTCTTCAGAAATTGAGGGGTGCCAACTCTGCTATTCACATTGTAGCATTTGCCGGATTTGTTTACATATTCGTAACCTTCAAATCTAGCAACAGTTAAGAATAGTTTCTTAGGAGCACCATAATTAGACACATATGAATGCAGCCTACGAACCATAGATGGCAATCCTGCAGCCGATGAACCGATAGTCATAAACGGCAAACTAGAATATTTCTTGTTATGCAATAATGCCACCCATCTCTGTTCGGGAACGGGAACAGAAGACATTATATCGCATGTTCCCATATAAAGCACATCACTCTTACCTAACGGTGCGTCTACATATCCGTGTTCGTTAACTTTTCCCGAGACACAGGGATAACCCTGATAAACATTTGTGTCACACAGGCGAATGTGTGTATCTGCTTTTTCGCCCCAATATTTCATAAGATAAACTTCTTTACTGTATTATATCTATAACCTAACAATTCTCCATCTACTGATACAGATAATTTAAACTTTCGTTCAGCAGTTATTTCTGGTTCAGAAATTGTAAGGTTTGGTATTCTTTTTTCCTGTATTAATTTTGTGAACACTGATGTGTTCGGAATTTCGTATATTACGAATATAGATTTATCATCTGCCGTTCGCGGACCATAGTTTTTTTCAAATGCACGCAATACAGCCTGGTGGCAGTTTTCAGCAACAAAATAACACATGCTGAAAATATTTATATCTGCCTGCACATCATCTACAGATACTTCTTTTGTCTCTAAAGGAATGTCGGTGGGCGAATATGCAAAGTACATAGGAACATAATCAATTTCAAATTGTCCTACAAAATGCCCATCGAGCTTATACGGAGCCACAACAAGATTTCCTTGTGTGAAAAAAGGTTTTCTAAAATGCAACCTGAAATTCTTTACATCGCCGTATGTAGATGTAATATAAGATAGGATATCCGCAGTAACTACCGCATTGTTTATATATTTTCTGTTTCCGAATGCAAAAAGATTAGCTAACATATCATACCTTTATAAATTGCGAAACGGGTGTATAATACTTTTCGTCTAAGTGGCCGTTTACTTGTTTCAGTTCGGTCCTATGAATATAATCCCATTCTTGTATTCTTTCAAACCCTGTGGCCTTTTTTCTACCTTCAAATACAAATGCATCACTAAAGCATTCATGCTTATAAGATAAGATAGATTCTACTTTCTTCTCCATAAGAGCGGCCACGGTAGGTAATTTCAAAAATGACGAAATTACTCTGCCATCCTGCTTCCAGAACTGCCACACACCGCTCAGGTTGTATAGTTTGCAGAAATTAGCCAATGTGAATTCTCTCTGTTCGTCAAGCATGTAATATTCATTATCTTTTAGAACTAAGTCCATCTCACCGTTACCAGCTAAGAAAAAATAACCATTATCCGAACACCACTTCATAATAAACATGTGGCAAGCATACTGTGGCGAAAACCCCTTTGAGTATAGTGCATAATCGCACAGCAGTCTATTTTCTTTGAATATATCTATTTCGCAATAGATCACTTCTATGTTATTTGCATTACACCATCTAACAGCATATTGATAATCGTGCTCATTGAATACTATATCGTTATCCGATAACCGTGTCATTAGTTTACCAATAACACACTTAAATTCAACACCGGCTATTAACAATGATTGTGCTATCAATTCACTATCTATACCACCGCTCATCATAACAACTAACGGAAAATTATACTTATTTTTAGACTGAGCTAATTGTACAGCCCTCACGCATTCCGATTTAAAATCTAGCACAGGTTCTGCGATATTTCCGTAATCAACCGAGAACGGACTAAAGGTGTAATTCATACTTCGTTCAACAATCTCTCATGGTATGTGTTGGCATGTGTAAGAGTCTTCTGAAATAAAGATCCATATCCGACCATTGATGTGTTGTGTACATCTTCCCATGTAAATCCGTAATTTTGCATAATCATAGAATAGAATCCATTTGCTTTTAGTCGGCCAATGCTAAGTCCATAATTGTGCATATTTGAAGATAACTCGCCCGCATCTTCCACACGCCAATGCTCATTGATCCAGCCAGTAGAAACTTTCTTATCATACCAATAACCATAATCCTTATAATTCAAATCAAATTCGGATTTATGTTTATTGTTTCCTAAAAATAAAGCATTTAACTGAAATGCATCTAACGGATAATTAAAGTCCATTAATTCTTCTACCCACTTATTTACAGTGTCTCTTGTTTCTGTAGGCAGGCCAACGATGAATCCAGAGAACATTAGAATATTATTTCTCCAACCTTTGCTATCTCTAAGAGTATGAAGTGTTTCCCTGACTTTCTCTGGATGCAATCCCTTGCCGATAATTTTACCAGCTTCGTGATTTAGTGTTTCGATTCCAAATGCTGTTGCTTTAAGCCCTGTCTCTCTCAGGAGGTCGGCCATCTCCGGATAACGCCATATTAAGTCAAGCCTTAGATAAGAAACATATTCTATCTTAAAAGGCAATCGTTGGCATACTTCCGCAAACATCTCGAGCTTACCGACAGATTCATTCCATGTATCGTCAGTGATAGAATACTTTGTTGTACCGAACTTTTCATAGTTACTCATTAGCGCAGAATATATTACTTCCTTGTCTTTAATGTAATCGTTTTTCTTCTTGCCAATCATTCTAAAATTACAGAATTTACATTTAAAAATACATCCTCTTGAAATTTCAATCGGCAAAGGTTCGTCTGGGCGTGCAAGGTCGCTAGAGTCATACTCAATACGAGAATTGACAAAATCGTGAGACTTGGCATCAATGTCATAATCAACGACCATTTGCAATTTATCATTTATTCTATACCTAAAGAACGGATTTTTTCCTTGTAGAAATTTTGCATATTCGACTGCCGATTTATCTGCGTATCCCAGGATAAATGTATCAATATATTTCTGATAAGTAAAATCTGCTTTTGTTCCGCCGAGAACAAGTTTTGTCTTAGAATTCTTATTCTTGATATACTGCTGAATCTGAAGCATTTCATCTTCGGATATCGGCACACCGTATGAATAACCGTTATGGGTTGATGCACCCAATTGCATCTGTGTAAAATTGTCAAATCTAAACATCGACGGATCTGTCTGGTGTGCCTTTTTATGCTCCCACGAGACATTCATAAATGTTGTAGAAAACCCGACAAACAATGTATTCTCACCCAGAAATTTATCAATAATCTTATATGCTTTTTCTAATCCCGTAAGCAGAAAATAATCAACTACCTGAACAGTGAAGCCGGCCTCGCGCAATGAAGATGCTATTGTATATGCGCCTGCATATCTAATAGATGCTTCAGAAGAGCAATCAGAAAATATAATTACATCTACAGTCATAATTCTCTATTCTTCCATAGTTCCCACGGTTTTCTTACTTCATCGTTACTGAGGAAGTTAAATACCAAATGAGTTGAATCTTTACTCGCTGAGAAACTATACCCGCTTACAGTATCAACAATATAAGCAAGCCCTAGTCCCAACAGTTCATCATTAATTTTTGAAATCCCCGATAGCGGGATTCTTACCTGTTTAGATAGCAGTGCTATCTCTTTACTATCAACAACATTATCAAAAGATAAATCCTCAGGCGAAATACCGATGCCACGCTCGATAATTCGTGTATTGTCTAAATGACTTGTTGATAACAATGCCTGTTCTAATGCCTTGATAATACTATCAAGTTCTTGTGATTTTTGGCATACATATGCAAGAGGATATCCACCTACCTGTTCATCACACATGTAAGGACGATTGACAAAAAGTAATCGGTTAGACTTGATATAAGTCATAGCATCAGTTACTTCTTGCTGCGTTAGCACCCTGCCAAGGTGAGTAAGAATTGAGTCTTCTTTCATTTTAATAATTCTTTATAGTATGAATCTGCCTGCTTTACAGTTTCGTAGAAAATGGAGTTTGTATAATTGGCTGATACAGAATTGTGTATATCATCCCATGTATAGCCATAGTTATGAAGTGTCATTGTGCTAAATCCGTATAATTTAATTCGACCTATTTCTGTAGCATATTTGTCAATGACTGTACACAATCTTCTTACATCCTCGATTCTCCAATGTTCGTTTATCCATCCCACAGATACCTTCGGATCAAAATAATATCCGTAATCTTTGTAATTTATATCAAATTCGGATTTTGATAATTTAGGAGAACGCGGAGTTATGCCTAGAGGATTTATTAGAAAAGAATCTAACGGATAATTAAAATCCATAAGCTCTTCTGTCCATTTATTTACTGTATCTTCCGTCTCGGTAGGTAGTCCAACAATAAATCCCGAATTCATTAAGATATTACCGGCCCAACCCTTTTCTTTGCGCAACCAATGCAACAACTCGGTTGTTTTCTCTGGTGGCAATCCTTTACCAATAATCTTACCGGCTTCGTGATTTAGTGTTTCGATTCCAAACATCGCCACCTTTAGTCCGCTCTGTCTAAGAATATCAGCCATCTCCGGATAACGCCAAATAAGGTCGTGCCTTAGGTAGGCAACAAATTCTAGTTTAAAGGGCAACTTCTGAAATACCTCAGCAAAGTGTTCTAACTTCTGTACTGATTCATTATATGTATCATCAGCAAAGGAATATTTTGTTGTGCCAAATCTTTCATAATTATTCATTAATTCAGAATAAATTACCTCTTTATCTTTAATGTAATCGTTTTTCTTTTTTCCCGTTAATCTAAAATTGCAAAACTTGCATTTGAAAATGCAACCGCGTGCAATTTCTAATGACAATACCTCATTATGTTTAATTAGATCGCTCTCGTCATATTCGATAGTTGAGTGAACAAAATCATAACCAGATGCATCGAGGTCGTGGTCAACAATCATTTGATGATGTTCATTTAATGTGTATCTAAAGAAAGGATTTTTCCCCTCAAGGAATTTCGTATACTCAATAACTGAGTTATCGGCATACCCGAGTATAAATGTATCTATTTGTGGCTGACTTCTGTTGTCTGCTTTCGTGCCGCCCATTACCAGCTTTGTTTTAGGATTTCTTAGTTTGATTCTGTCTCTTATCTGGTCCATCTCATTATCAGAAACAGGTACACGAGTCGATAATGCTGCTGTACCTAATACGAATGCAGTTCGCTCATATCCATGATATGAAAACATTTTATCATTTTTTGCAGACTCGGATAAATGCACCCCACTTAAATTCATAAATGTGGTTGCAAATCCAACAAATAGAGTGTTCTCGCCTACAAATTTATCAATCGTTGCCAGAGCTCTTTCTAAACCGGATAATAAGAAATAATCTACAACCTGTACGGTGTAGCCATTCTTTCTCAACACAGTCGCGATCGTATATGCACCTGCTGTTCTTAAAAATGCCCGCGAAGCACAATCTGTGAAAATTAAAACATCAACTGTCATTGTAAATCCATGTAACAATACATATTCGTGCCTGTCTCACTTTCTTCCCAGTCGGAAATAGATCTAAAACCTACACGCTCATACACTGACCACGCCTGCTTACGGGGATATGACCATATGCCTTTAAATTTGTGCATTTTTATGTCATTTACGATGCTTGCAAGCAATTGTGTACCTATTCCCCTGCCACGATAATTGTCGTCGACCCAGAATCCACGACTCCTTATTAGCCCATCGGTGCATTCATGCACGCTGTTCACACCGACCAACATATCATCTAAGTAAAAGCCATAATACCATATAGGTAAATTAAAATTACCTGCATCGTATATTCCGGGAGTGATCATCATTGCACTATGACTTTCGATGACGGATGTTCTGTCTGGCCAAAGTTTATTTCTCCAAATAGGCAATATAGTTTCAAAATCTATAAACGAAATCTTATTTGTCATAATATGCATATTTATCTCGGATTTTTTCAAGTCACAAAAAAAGCCCATTGCCCGAAAGCAATGAGCTGCATGGAATTTTTATGTTAGCCGAATAGAATTTCTTTTGCCATATCATATGTAATATTAGGGTCAGAGGATCTTAGCGCCATAATTACCCTAATATTATTTGAGTTCTGGTTCGACCAGTCGTGATATATTTCTGTATTAAACAATACCACTGCATTGTCTTTCATACTTATTTCATGAACAGGAGTATGTTTTGCTGGGTCAAATCCTTCCAACTCCCTCGATGCATTCTTCAATAAATTAGTATCATAATGTTGCGACACACTATCGTCATACCACCGGGTTACGCAGCACGCATCTTTAATCACAATAGGATAGTTTATACCAAATCTCAGTCTCAAACCATCCTTGTGGGCTCTGTAATAAAGCCCGGGCTTAGAAATAAAAAGTGATGCGCGACCCTTTATTAATTTCAGTTCTTCTGATTTTGGAACCATTGAAATTATTTTGTCGGCAATATCTGCAGGTAACAACTCGTGAGTAAAGGGTGTAACCCTGTCCCAGTTATTAACTTCAGTAGAAGATGCAAGCCTAACTATTTCGTCAAACTGTTGATGTTGAAAGGTAAGATAATACGGACTATGATTATCTAATATGTTCATAAAACATATTTATCTGGCAGGGGATGCAGGGATCGAACCTGCGTATACCGATTTCAAAGACCGGTGCCTTAACCACTTGGCGAATCCCCAATTGTAAAAACAGAATTCTTTTAAACCCGCCCTGTTACAGGCGCGTATTGGAGTTGAACCAATTTTATCCATAGGATGTTGCTGGAAGAATTCTTTAGAAAATTTGGTACCCCTCCCCGGATTCGAACCGGGAACCAACAGATTTTAAGTCTGTCCGCACTACCAATTAGCGTACAGGGGCAATGTTAAAACCGCATAAGTGCCGGCCGGATTTTATGCGGGTATGATATAGAATCTACCTTGGTAGGACCATAGCAGTGGTCTTATCTACCCTGGACTCATGTTACGAAAGATGCTACCTCCGTACTCTCATGTCGTGTAGACTTCCTGTAATGGGTATCTTATGCAGCAGCTATTACACTCTGCCCCACTCTATATCAAAGATTCAAAATGATGTATAATCAACTTTCGTACACTCCGACAGCTGGCATTATGTGTACTCCACCTGGAAACTCGTGCGTTATTCAAGATGCCCCCAAATAACACAGTAGTTGATTAGCCGGGCTAAGGTTTTCCATAATTTGCAACGATTGCTTTCCGAATAGCTAGTTCGGTGCCCCGAGGCTGCATATGACCCTATACATCAAAATCAAAATAGTCTAATAATGTAGCAGGCCCTTTGATTCACAGTCGCGGACATACCACCAACCCTCGGATTGGCTTCTTAGACTTTAACTATTTGGACACCAAGCTCTGCTGAAAGCTTTGCTAGCATCTTTTCCTTAGATGCCTTGTCCTTTAATTCTTTCTTAAACTTGCGCTGAAGAGCTGCTTCCTCTCGTGCTAGCTTGTCGGCTGCTGCACGCTCTGCTTCTGCCTTAGCAATAGCCTTATAGTCGGCGATGGTCTTAGCAATGAATTTCTTTGGCTCAGTCGGCTGTTCGAGCATAGTAAATCCTAGACGCGGTGCTGCAAATTGCAGTGTCTTATATTCGTCGTCGGTTACTTCTTCCCATTCAGTGATGCTCTCGATGATACTTGAATGAGTTTCGTCGTAATCGCCTGAATAGAAATCTCTCGATGTTATGATTGCTATCTTGTGTGCCATGATTAATCCTTTACAATTTCTTTCATCTTAGAAAGCACTGTATTGAGCTTTGCTCCATCTAATGCCCTAGATGAATAAATGTTGGTAGGACGAAACTCTCTACCTTCGTCTGTTTCTTCTACAATATCTAAGATACGGAAGAATTCTTTGACAAGTTGTTTTAGTTCGTCGTCCATAATATATTCAGAATGCTTTTTCTTTTCAAAGATAATGGTTTTGAAATTTTTGTGTTTGCTGGAAGCACTCTTTAGAAACTTGGTGGGGATAGCTGGAATCGAACCAACTGGGCCGTTAGGCAAGAGATTTACAGTCTCCCCCTGCTCCATACAGGACTACATCCCCAATGAAATACTGCTGATACTTATTCCCAAGATTAATTTGACCTTTTGTGGTCAATGCAGTTTTGGGAATAAGAGCCTGCTTTCCAGTAACAAGATGATGAAGAAATATTAAATCCCAATCTTGTTCCTGTATACTCTTCTTTGTTGAAGAAGTTTTATTTCCACCCTTAACATCGGCCTGAAAAATCTCGACGCCTTCTCTTATTTGAGAACTTGTCTTGACCTGTATCTTCTTCAACGCACTATCAATCTCAACAATAAGATCCCAATCGGCACTGTCGGTTAGCGGAATTGCAACTTCATATCCCAGTTTAGTGAAATATGCTATTGCTTGTCCTAATCCGGCATCGCCTTGTTTCTTACTATTCTTATACATATAAATTTTGGTAGGGGCACACAGAATCGAACTGTGGCCATCTGGGTAAAAGCCAGAGACGCTACCACTACGTCATGCCCCCAATGTAAAATTGGTAGGCCCGGAGGGTACTGACCCCTCTTCATCGGATTAAAAGTCCGATGCTTCACCTTAAAGCTTCGAGCCCCTTGTCAGGTTTTCGAAGGTTTAGTTAGGACGTCGTGTCCTTCGCCTTGCTGCGATTGTAACATATTGCTCTCCTGAGTAGCAAGTCGCCTTGCTAATGTTTCCTTTAAATCCTTCATATTGCCCGCCTGGGCTCCCGCGACCCAATGTGTTAGGTTCGGGATTAGGTAAAACGCCAATTTACGGTTCAAATCACTGTCGCCTTCGGTCTCTAGGACCACTGCCTGCATCTGTTGTGCTAGGTTAAGCGCCATTGCTATGTGATCATCAATGTGATCGACATAATTCTTTATCTTGTCCGCTGTATCATTTGACATCTGGTTCTTTCTTTAGCTTATCTACAGTTGCCTGCATCTGGCAAGTCTTAGCCTTACAGTAATAATCCTTTGCTAGACCTTTACTATCATTGGGCTGAAGCGAAAATAGATATTTTCTACATGCTTCACAATGAATATCGATAGTTCTACTTGTCATTTAATGCTCCAGAACCCACTTAATAGCACAAGCTGACGGAAATTGATTACCTTTCTTAAACTTCTTACCGTTTAGTTTAAAAGGTTTAAGAACAGCATCGCCGTTCCACCAACCGCGCTGAATGCTAATGTATCCCTCGGCGCCCAACTGTTCCCTAAGTTTAGTAAACTCAGGATGATCAATTGAACTTGTCATAAAACAGGTACCGGCATATTTCAAAGCTTCGACAAGACCTTCTTCGGTGTTCTCAAACTTTGATTTATATTCAGTCCTAACTGTCAACGACGTTAGATATACTTTGTCTATTGTAAATTCTATCATAATCTCTGGAGGATGGCCTGGGAGTCGAACCCAGCGGCCTGTTCATCACAAGCCTACACCTTAGCAGGGTGTTGCATTTGCCGCACTGCCCGCCATCCATATTCTGTAATCCCAAGAAGGAATCGAACCCCGCTTTACACCGTGAAAGGGTGTCGTCCTAAACCGATAGACGATAGGCACATTGTAATTGGCAGGGAGTGCTGGACTCGAACCAGCTAAATTTCTGCTTCAAAGGCAGACGCCTCGGGCCACTTCGGACTTTACTCCCAACTGATTTGGCATCCCCATCGGGATTCGAACCCGACTTTCCTGCTTGAGGGGCAAGCGTCCTATAGCCACTAGACGATGGAGATATAAATGGACCCACCGGAGGGATTCGAACCCCCTAGCCATCGTTCGTAGCGACGGCGCTAATCCATTAGCGGTGAGATTAATAGTATTTTTCAAATGCCGAAATCGAACGGCGCTGATAGAATTCTTTTTCTAGGCGATCCACATCGCCGGCGTTCTGCGGATTATGAGCAGTAATGTATGCATCGAGGCTATCGTACATACTTTGTGATCTGAAAATGTCTCTAATGAATTCAATAATTTGCTTTAACATGATTTTCCCAGTGTGTTGTATAAGTATTTAGCAAAATTGCTGCGACCGCACAATTTTACTAAGTATAAACACTGAGAGTCAATAATTCTGTGGTCGCGTAGACTGGATTCGAACCAGTGTATTCATCCTTATGAGGGAGGCGCTCTAGCCGCTCTGCCACTACGCGATAATTCAGGTTACAGTTTTTTTCACCAATTGAAAGTTAGTTTTGTTTGCTGAATGTAACCTTTAGAAACTTGGTGCGGGCTAGGAGAATCGAACTCCTGACTACTGGATGGCAACCAATAATTATACCATTTAACTAAGCACGCATGAATAATTGAGAAGAACTAAGCTTCTCCGATAATGTTTTTGAAAAATGTGCTGCTTGGGCTTCTGACATGTTATCTGCTACCAAATACAACTTATATTGGTAGTCCGGATTGCCCATTTGAAATCTACATTCTTCTGATCCCGGCTTAATATCTCCTTGATACATGCCGCTGTACTCTATTATAGCACTAGCAGGTATAAAGATTCTATCAACCGTTATGCCCTTCGTCCTGAACAAAACTTTATACGGTATATCGGTATGGCCTGTACGAAATCCTACAGGAACATTTGTGCCAGGACGGTTATAAAGTTTGAAAAATACGCTGAACATATTATATTTATGGCGGGTGAGGGGTCGTGTCGATCGCCTACCGACTCATCATCGATACATCTGTTTTCAAGACAGGGACAGAGGCCGCTCTGCATCATCACCCAATATGGTACCCGGATAGAGAATCGAACTCTACAATTTCCACTTGTAAGGAGGATGGCTTCGCCAGCTGCGCTCTCCGGGCATAAATTTTCTACAATAGACAGGACTCGAACCTATAACCTCGCCTTTGCGGTTGCGCTCTACCCTTGAAGCTACTATTGCGTTTTATAAGACTATGTCTTAGTGATTGGTGCCGAAGACTGGAATCGAACCAGTGACGCGCAACTTTTCAGGCTGCCGCTCTACCCAC